TCTTTGGGTAATAGTCCTATTAGTGCAACTATCGTAGATTCAAATAAAACCGCAGATGAGTCAGATAATAATTTTGACCCAATAAGATGGGATACTGCGTTTCCTAAGATGAAGAGACACTCACTTGATTTGCTTTCTGATACTACCGTTACTTCTGATGGTAGACTTACTGGGCCTAATAGATACATCACATTTGAGAAGGCAGATTTCAAGAACAATAAAGTAGAACCTATAACAAGTAGTTCTTTGAATAGCCCTAAGAATAAGTTATCTCAACTTGCAAGAATACAAACTTCTGATAATAGTGGTCTTAATCACTTGAAAATAAAAGAAGGAGATATTCTAAAGATAAGAAGAAACTTACATAATGGTTCATTCACTAAAAAGAACTACTTTGGATTAGCAACAAGTAACAATCAAACAATAACAATGTCTGAACTTAACAGTAAATTAGACTTGAAACACATACTGTCTACTGATGATATAGTAGAAATAGATGGTAATTACTTAGTTGTTAATGTAGTAGGGAGTAAAACAAGCGATACTGAACAAAGTTTTACTGTAAAGGATTACAAACTAATTAAGTCAAAGACTTGGACTGGAAACTCTTCGGGTTTTACAATAATAAGAAAACCAATGAAACTCACACCTTACACTGGTGTTTTGAATGTTGATTTTGAATCTGATGCAGAAGTTAAGATTGATGCTAACGGTAATTTCCAGACCCTAACTATGGATGGTGTCGGTGTTGCTAAATCAGATAGTAAAATACACAAGGCAAAGTTTACTCCTTTACTTTACAATAGCCATATAATAGAAATTGACTATGCTGATAGATACAATAAATACGCTAAAATTATAGATGCTGATAAGACCTTTTACCAAAAACCAACTGCTTCTGCGAGTAGAATGTATTACTATCAAGGAAAGTATTCCATATCCGAAGATGTATTCAACGGTGAAGTAGATAGCATAGATGTTAATACTTCTGATGGTTTTACTACTTTCAAATTTCAAGGTAGAGATGATACATCTAAGTTCTTAGGGGCTACAATAGACAAGACGTTGACACAACACTCTGATATTGTGAAAACAACCTTAGCCCCAATAATAACTAATTATTCTACCATAACTGGAATATCAAACGTTGCAGTAACTACAAGTGGAACTAATGCTAACAAGCAAATAACGTATAGTGGAACGTCTAATGTTACTTTGAAACCTTTTACACTTCTTTTGAACAGTAGTGGGGAATTGATTGGAGAAGTAAGTTCTGCAACATCGGGTTCTATTATTTTGAGTCATAGAATCATAAACTCGCCTATTGGAAATACAATTAGATACTTCGACCCATATTCCTCTACACAACATAATCAAATTTCAGGAACAAAGGCAATGCAGAGCAACATTGCACATACAGGAGCAATTTCTGATTTTACTTCTATTAGCGAAAAAGGACTTGCTTTCAAAAGAGGATTAGATATTGATTATGATTCCTCTTTTACATATACCCCATTACAACTAAGTTCCAACGTTGGGTCAAAAGTCGGGGATGTTTTAGGTTATGATATATCTTCACCAAAATCAATATCAACAGGAGATGCAATATTCGCATTTTCAATAGGAAATGAAAACGGTGTTACTCTTGATAAGAATGATATTATGAGTGTTAACTCAGAAATGTTTGATATTGTAAAAGAGATTAAACAAGATGATTCTACTACTGTATTGGAAATAGCACCTAACTTTCCAATGGTATTAGGTAGGTTCGATTCTAATACGTCAGATACAAGGGACAAGAACACTTCAATATACTTAGTTAATAGCAACATAGAAACAGGAGGATTTCTACATAGAATACCTGATACATTGGAGATAGGAGGACAGATTGAACCTAAAGAAACTGTTCGCTATTGGGATTTGCAAGCACTGAATCCTAATGCCTTAGTCAGAACCTATGATAGTATATACAACGTAGGAAAAAAGCCTCAGTCAATACAGGGATATGCTATCGGTTATGGTGTTAAGGCCACAGGAGATACCAAGAGCATAACAGATACTCCAACAAACAAACCTAAGAATGGTAGCAATAATCTATTGGGTTGGAATGGCCTTAGTTCGTTTTACCATGCTTCTGCTCCTTTGCCGAAGAGTTATCCTTTAGATACTAAATACTGGGATGAACCTAATACTAGTCAACCATATGAAGTTGATATCGAATATTCTAAATTAGAGCAGATAGACCCTAGAACACTAAATTACGAACTACTGATGACAGGAGATATATTTCCTTCATCTAAATTAAGACACAATAGTATATTCAAGCACAATGTTGGTTTTGATAACTATGGGGTTCTACTGGAAACTTCTCCACAAAAAACTGGTGTAGTTAAACATCAGCACTATGATGGGACTACTTCTGAAACTCTAAAAAGAGATGTTAACTTTGAATTAGTAAACATAAAAGAAAGCACTCCAAATGCAACTAATGCTACTAACATTAGAAGATGGGGAGTCATCAGACTAGTAGAAGCAACCTTCGATTGGCATTTTAACCCAATAGATTTTGATTCGTTGAACCACGTTAAGGATATTCCATCTCTGTCTTACTTTGACTATCATATGATTAAACCACCTTCAACCCCTGCTATAACACACTCTCTATTGGATACCATAGATGTCAAAGGAGATATGTTCTACAAGTCGCCTGTATTGAGTTCAGCAACAAGGCCAAGCACAGAGGAGCATCCTGATGGGGATTTTATACTGAATAGTGGTGAATATGGTGGATTATTGGCCGTAAGTGCATTGGAAGGTTTTGTTCAAAACGGGTTAACGGCAAATGTTGGTGAAGTATTAGAGTTCTCAGCAGATGCAGCATATACTGACTATCCTATATTTGGAATTGAAACTTTTAGATTATTCTCTGCACCGAATTACAGTTTAGACGAAGTATCTACGAGATTAGACGGTGAAGACGGTTCAGTAGATACTTTCTTTGTTGATAAACAAGAAGGGCTTAGGGATATTAGATTCCACACAAATTGGTTGATAAGACCACCTGTTAGTATTGACCAGTTTAGTCATCAGAATCTTAAGTATACTGTTGGTAACTCTACTCAAACTTACAACCCTATGAACGTTATACTTCCACTTATGGCGGAAATAAAAGACCCTACTGAGAAGGATTATATTAGAGACATGAGATATTCTCCCTTCCACCAAATAGACGGTTGGAATGATGATAACATTAACTATTTAACTCAAGATTCAGGTATAGTTAGATTACATATGTCAAGGGTAATTTCTGCTATGGTTGGAGAATCATTTGATGAAGGCCCAACTAACACTCCCGTAGATAAAGAAATGATGGGTATTGGAAAGAGCCATGTTTATGACAACTGTATTGGTGTATTCAAAGATTGGATTCCCGCATCTGAGAACACAAGAGGCGTAGAAGAAATAACCCTATCAAGCAGTCCATTGCAATTAGAAACTCAAGCGAAATGGTCGGGGTATGCTGATGATGTGACTACTTCATACGACCAACACACACAGACTGCTCGCTACTGGTCTTTCACTAATCCGGTTTCATATAGATATAATATTACTAATGGTGCGGTTACTGTACTGCCTACAAGAAAAGTTGCTTTGTTGGGAACTAAAACCAAAACATATCCATTAACATTACTTGCAGGTAATAGAGCCAATTTATCAAATAATAACCTAAGAGCAACTAACCATGCCGGAGCGGGTATAATAGGAGGAGCATTGAATACAGGTCTTATGTATGCTACTCAAATGATAGTAAAACCAAGATTTAATCTGACAGTTAGAAACGCCACAGGATTTTCTGATGCAGTAACTAAGTCTGCTGATGATAAGACCTTCACATTCACTTTAGGGGATAACAACAGTGGAACTGCTCATAACTGGTTATCCTTCATGCCTGACTTGACTGGATACTATTTGGTGTCTGAGAAACTAAAAGACGGTAAGACTTTGAGCAGTGCAACACATCATGGTATTCCGCAATTCATTACTAAAATACTTGACCACCAAATAACCGCCCCAGTGATATCAGGCGGTAGTGCTGCATGGGAAAAACACGTATTAACCTTTGATACTGCAATTGATACTGCAAATGGTAACTATTACAGGCTAATGAAAATATCAGAAAGAACCTTTGATGATACACCGGATAAGATAGAGTTCAATGTGCTACATGATAGTGGATTGAAGTATGATACAACAACTAACAGTTTCATTAGAGGTGTAGCGTCTACTGAATCATCTAATACAGAGAATCAATATTACAATGAAGCAGTTTATTCAATGTACTTGAAATTAGATGTTGATAATGCTATTACTGCAAATAATCCTTATCTTGAAGCAAGAACAACCGTAAAAGCAGTAGAAGGCTTTACTGATGAAGAAGTTATATCTGCTTTTGTTTCTGATGGTAATAAGAAAAAGAGATTAGATTTCACTGTTTCATTAACAAGAAAGAAAGGTAAGAGCAAATCAAAAACGGAACAGTGCTTAGTATTAACATATGATGGTAAACTCAGTGGTAGTGGTGTGGTTTCTTTTGGTGAGATTTTCAATATAACCTTAAGTAGAAAGGCAAAGTTAACTAGTTTAGATAGATGTTACATAGGAACTAGTTTTGAGATTGGGTCTAATGTAAACACTGAATTGAATAACATTGTCAAAGATGCAGGTTTAGAATATGACTTTACGAAAAGTAATGCAACATTCACTAGTAACATTGTAAACTCTAATGGGACAAATACAGTAGTTTGCATGGAAAACGTTGTTGGTCTTTCTGCGGGTGATGTTATTTATACAGAAGAAGGACACGTAATAGGAGAGATACTTTCTATTAATAACCAAACCATAACCTTTGCATCGGGAGAAAAATTCTATTCTCCTCCTCAGTATTCCAATATAATAAAAATGAATGAGAAAACTTTTGTTACTAATCTAAAGTTCGATAATACTAATGTGTATACTGCAATAAACTCATTAGTTCAGGCTAAAGGAATGGACTACAAAATCCACAATGGTAATGTAATATTTAGAAACTTTGAGGATACATCAAGTCTAAGAAGAAAGGAAGTTAGATTTGAACATCTAATAGGCAGAGAACCAATAAGTAATAACGTTGCTTTGTTTGATAAAGCGAGTAAAGTAATTGTCAACGGGAATAAAGTAAAAGGACAAGA